TGCTGAGGTAATAGGTGAACTAGAAGAACGAGAAGAGTCTTATTATAGAAATTTTTGGGGTGATACTAAGTTTATAAAGCTACTTTCCAACTTTGATGGATTTCTTTTCTTAAACACTTACCTTGCTGAAATAACTAAAGAAAATACCTACCCAATGAAACAAAGCCAATTATTGAATTATGTATGGGAAGTCATAGCGGTTGATATCGCAAAGAAAAAACGAGGGAAAAAGAACGTTTTGGATTCATGGACAGACTCATCCTTATATACTCGTGGAATGATGATTGACTAGGAGTAATAAAATGACACTAGACCTAGACAACATGACACAAGCAGAATTTGATAAACAAATGGCTGAAATCAAGGAGAGACACCCGAACCTCTTTCAGTTTATTGCTGATTTTGTAGATCGAAAAGTAAGCACCGAAGAGGTGGACGACTTCTTGAAGATGGAACGAAGCGACCAAGTGGACTACATCAAGAACTATCAAGCGAGGGCATAACATGAATGAATTAGATTTGACCAATACACAAGCTTTTATCTTACTTTTAGTTATAGGAGTAGTATTCCTTTGTTTAAAACTTATTGACAAACGTATGAAAATAAATCCTAAAAATCTATCAGAAAAATCAAGTAATGATTTAGATCCTTACTATGGACGGTATATCCAACTTGGAATGGTTAATAAAGGGGGTTAAGTATGTTTAGTTTGAGTAAGGAAAGCGAACACGATTTAACCACTAGAATAAGCACAGTAGTAGAAAACTATCTAGCAGTTCGAGAAAGACCTAAACCACGACTAACAGGTTTAATGTCAGCACAGGAAGCCATGGACGAGTTAGATATAAAATACAAAACTTTGCAGAAGTGGGAAAGCGCAGGGCTAAGACGGTATCAACCACCACTAGAAGATACAAGAAAAGTTTATTACAAAGTTTCGGACATTTTGAAGTTCCTGGGGGTGGATGATGGCAAAGACTAAAGTATATTTTTGGTTGAAAGTTGATAAGAAGTTTTTTGATAATCTTTTTATTAAACGACTTAAACATATGCCAGGTGGCTACACTATGACGGTTATTTATATCCGTCTTATGTTAGAAAGCTTAGAAGATGACTGTATTTTGTACTATGAGGGATATTTTGATAATTTGGTACAGGAGCTAGCTTTAAAATTGGATGTGTCCGAGGATGATATAAATATGACAGTCGCATATTTTACAAAATGTGGACTAATTCAGATCGATGATGATGGACATGCTACATTATCGCAAGCAAAAGCCATGGTTGAGAGTGAAACAAACTGGGCAAAATACAAGCGAGACCAAAGAAAAAATAGTCAAAATTTACCAAAATTGGAGAATGTCCAAAAATTAGAGACTGTTTCCAACTCATGTCCAACAGAGAAATAGATAGATAAAGAGTTAGAGTTAGAGTTAGAGCTAGAGTTAAAGTTAGATAAAGAATATATAGTCGAGCAAAGCTCTCCTACTGAGCAAATCTCAGAATATATCTTTCCTGAGTGGCTAGACGAAAACTCTATAAAGGATTTAGAGAAAACAAAAAATAAAGAACTTTGGATTCCGATTGTTTATCTGAATCAAGTTGCTAATAAGCGTTATAAATTTGTTGATAAGACAAAGAAGTTTTTGCTAGCTAGGTTTAATGAAGGTTATACACTTGAAGATTTTAAACAGGTGATTGATGTAAAAACGGAAGAATGGAAAGATAATCCTGAGTTCTTTAAATATTTAAGACCTGAAACACTATTCGGTTCTAAGTTTGACAGTTATTTAAATCAAAAACCTAAAATTTCTAAAAGTAAGCCAGACAATAACTTTCCAGATCTACCATTTTAGGAGTTAAAAAATGCAAGATAAATTTAAAGAATACAACAACAGAAAGATATCTGAAAAAGTATGTGAGATTCACCAGGTAAACTATTGGGAAATCTCAATACCTGTACGAGGAAGCAAGGAACGAAGTTTGCTAGAATTTTGCCCTGAATGTGGACAAGAGGAAATTAAGCAAAAAGAAAAAGAACTGGTAAAGGAGTTTGAAGACAGGCAAGAATATTTTAAAACCTATGATGTCTTAATGCGTGAAAGTATGATCCCGAACGAGTTAAAAGGTGCAACATTCGATAATTTTATTGTCAACACCACAGAAGAACGACAACTATTAGACTTTGCTAAGGGACAAGTCGAAAAGTACCTAAATGGTATGACAGGCAATACTTTAATAAGTGGAAGTACAGGTATAGGGAAAAGTCATTTATCTCTTGCAATGGCAAAAGAAATAAATGAGAGCTTCAAAGAAAGGAAAGAGCCTAAGAGTGTTTTATTTGTAAGTCTAACTGAAATTATAAAGCAAATAAAAGAAGGTTGGCAGTATGGTAAGAATGCTAGTTTAACGGAACATGAAGCAGTTAAAAAACTAATCAATGTAGATTTTCTAATCATTGACGACCTGGGAGCGAAGAATGGGACAATCAGTCCTAAGAGTGACTGGGAACAGGATTTTCTATTTGATATTATCAATAATCGAGAAACTACAATTTTTAACACGAATCTAGATAGTAGCGAACTAAGAACAGTTTATAATGCTAGAAATTCAAGTAGAATCTTGAAGGGATTAGAGGGTAATGCTTTTAAGGCTTTCACTATCAAAGACAAACGATACACAATAAATAAATTTAAAGGAGAGATAGTTTAATGAATGTAGACGGAATGGGATTTGCAACAGAAAAAGGGTTTGTTGTTTATGAAAAATGTGGTATAATTGAAATAGAAAAAGTTCCAAAATTTGGAGAAATTACTTTATTCTATTCAGATGGGAAATTTACCCATCTATGTAAGAAAGAAACAAAAAAATAAAGTCTATTGAGAACAACTCAGGGACATACCGAAAGCATGTAGTGCTAGTGGTATGTCCCTTTTTGTTTGCATTGAAAGGGGGTGAGTATTATGGTAGGAGATACTTCTTTAGGGTATGTTGTAGCAGATAAATTTTCTATGGATCCAAAGAAAAGACAACAAATATTTGCAAAGTGCAAAAAAGATGACGAAAACTTAGAAAAACGGAAAAAAGAAATACTAGAAAAATATGCTGACAAACAAGACAAATCAAGATCTAGAAAAAATGATTCTAAAAGCTCGAAGAATCATAAAGGAAAAGCTAAGAGCAAAGAATTTTAGAAAAAATTACAAACAAAAATCAGATATAAAAAGATAAAGGAGGGGGAAATGAGCTTAACTAGTGATCTAGCAAATGAAATTGCTAAAACTTTAGAAGCTTATTCTGAAGAAGTTGAAGAGCAGATAGATTTTATTGCTGAAGAGGTTACAAATGAAGCTGTGAATGAATTGAAACTAACAAGCCCCAAAAAATATGGGAAGTATGCGAAAAATTGGCGCTTTAAGAAAAATTCTAAAGGTTCTTTTGTAATCTATAATGCAGATCCAACATATAGATTAACTCATTTATTAGAACATGGACATGTATTAAGAAATGGGGGACGCAGCAAAGCAATTCCTCACATCAAACCAGTAGAGGAAAAAATAAAAGAGAAATTTGAACAAAGAATAAAAAACATAGGTAAATAATCTTGTAAGATAAAGGAGCAAAAAATGACAACTAACTTAGTTAAACAAAAAGAAAATCTAGAAGCTTATATCCGAAGTACAGGTTATAACACTAGAGGGATGAATGTAGAAAATAATCATGTACTCATTGAAAAACCAATCCTTGATAGTTACGAAGATGAACATCAACGTAAAGAACTGGTTGATCTAGTAAATGTTATTGAGACTCGTACCCGTGGCGGGAAGTATGAAGTAACTGACTTTGAATCTGATTCATTGCAAGAAGTTAGCGAAAATTCGGTTGAGAGAACAGAAGCAGATAAAAAGAAAACTATCAGCGTTGATTACTTAGTTAAATTATTCAGTGGAAAACTTGATTTTTCACAGGAACAATTAGATGATGGCCAATATAATTTAACGGATTTTCTTGGTAAGAAGATTATTAAATTAAAACGTAGAACACGAAATAGAGAGATTGGGAAAATTCTCCAAACTGCGAAAGCGCAGACTGCTACAAGTATGGACGACTTGAAATCTATTGTTTCTTTAATCAATCCAGAGCGCAATGTATCTATGGTTGTTAGTCAATCACTATTTAGTGTCTTAGAAAAAATGAAAGACACATCAGGAAATTATCT